GCCGTCAGCATATAAATCTGCAAATTTTTGTATTGCTACACCGTAGGCGTATGGGCTGTTGCTGTCATCACCGCCCGGGGCAAATTCATTTAAATCCCTTGCAAAATTTTGCTCTGCTTCATTAACGTATTCTTTGAAAGTTTTCATGATATCAAAAACTCTGTACTATACTGGAGTACCAAACATGGATTCAGCGTTAGTGCCTACTCCTAGTACACATGCAACCTGTTTGTTGTATTTGATCAAAGTCCAGGTGTTCTGTTTGGTGTTTTCAAACAACATAAACCTTGAACCGTCTCCAACGTCTTGTCCGGCCCAGACTGGTCTCTCACCGAATTTTTGTGTGATGCTTTCCAGCACCGTTTCAAGTTTGTCGCACAGTGATGGGTGCTGGTATTGAAATGCCTGGGCGTTGGCTACGCTGTGTAAGCAGAATAGGAACGCCATCATTAGCTTGTGCATAATGGCTCCTTAAAACAGTATTTATAGAAATTGACCTGTTTTGTAAGCCGCTATCGCTATTGTTCAGTCAGGTTCTCAGATATTGAGAATCTTGTACTACCAGTATCAGTACAACGAGACATTATGATTTCATAAAAACTATCTAGCTCGCCGCCAAATTTTCCTAAAAGATCCGGAATAATACTCATGCAAGTATCAGTCTGATTATCTCTTATTGCAGATACCAGCTGTTCGTGCAAGGATACATTGTATTCTAGTGTGGCCATTTCCATTGCAATATGTTCAACTGGCACTACACAAAATGCCTCTAAGGTCTGGTCATTTACTGTGATTGCTTCCAGTTCAAGTACTGTGTACTTTTCACGCAGTTGATCTGCGGTAACTCTATTAAACACTATTTGCATTACATTCTCTCCACTTTCCAGTTTTTGGCAGCACTGTCTTGGACTTTTTGAAGTTGTTCTGTTGCCAGTTGTTCAACACAGGCTTTTATGTGTTCTAGTTTGGTATCTTTGATTTCTTGTATGTCTTCTTCAATGAAACGAACTTTCATTGCCAGAGCACGTAGTTCACTCATTAGTTCTTGGAATTGTTCATCACTCATGCGTGGGATCTTTCTCGGGGATTGGGTACTCTTGCTTGTTTGTATATATGCTGAACACCAAGTGCTTGATAATAACAGTCCATTAGAGCATTGTGTGCGGCTTTACGATCTTTTTCTCGTGGATCGCCGTGTGTGCCAAACAGTGTACGGCTGTCACGAATCTGCCAGAACTGCCAGGGTGTGGGCTTGCTCAGCTGGCGATATAAATTTTCAAGTATAACAATGTCAAATGCAGGACCCTGACACCAGATGTTTTCTACCCCAACCAAGAACTTGTTGAGATCACGAGTCATAGTATCAAGGCTAACACGATTGCTTTCGCCAAGAGCTTCTTCACGCACAGATTCTTCTTGCTTGCCCCACCACTCAATTGTGGATTCTAGTACATGTCGATCCAGCACAAGTTGTTCGTCAACATTCACACGATGGTACAAACCATTCTCAGTTTCTACATCATTGCCCCATGGATCAAACTTAACAGCACCAATGGTAAGTATCACACTCTCAGGGCGTGTGCTCAGAGTTTCTAGGTCCAGCATTACATCAGCCATATTAAGCCTCTGGCTCTAGTTTAACTTGAAGTGGAAATCCGTTGTTACGGGCCAGCACCGTGACTTCGATGCCTTTTTGTTCTGCTAACTCATATGGAAGAACAGCAACCACGCCAGATCCTTCTTGATGGATCTGCATGGTTAGATTTTGTGCGCGATCTTCTTCATATTCAAATACATTTTTTAGAACCTCAACAATAAATTCCATGGTGGTAATTTCATCATTGATAAAGAGTACCTTAAACATGCGAGGTTCATGAATGTTTAGTTTTGGTTCAATTTTAAGATTGTTTTGTGTTTTAGTAAGTGTCTCTGCCATTTTATCCTCGCTATAGTAGACTGCTGTTGTAGCAGTCTACATTATACTACATTAGAGTTTATTTTGCAAACGTAATGGCAATTTTCTTAGGCTTGTCTTCTTCTGGAACGATGTGTTCCAAAGACACAGTAAGAATACCATTTTTCACAGTGGCTCCACGAACTTCCATGTTATCGCCCAGTGGCCATGTGCGCTCAAAATTGCGTCCACTGATGCCACGATGTAGATATTCTTCATCACCATCATCGCGTCTGCGTTCGCCACGCACGGTCAGCATACGACCTTCAAGAGCCACATCCAGTTCTTCTTCTGCAAAGCCGGCCACAGCTACTTCAATTCGAAATAGGTTATCGCCTGTGCGTATTACATTGTGGGGTGGATAGTTGTCCTGTTTGGCTGCTGTTGTGAAAGTACGATTGAGTTCTTCAAACAGTTGATCGTAGCCGATAAAGCGACGATGCAGGGCAGGAATGTCTAATAGATAGGTTGTCATTTTATTTCTCCTTTAAGCAAATATGACTGCAAGACCCCGGAGGCATCTTACAAATATATTTATACGCTCTATTCCAGGAGTTGTCAAGATCTGCCATGTCCGTCTGGATAGATAACGGTGTATTGTGTCCAATATTGGTTATCTGGGTTCCAGCTAAGTTGGAAAAAAGAATAATCTTTTTCAGACTCTAGAGATAGCCTTAGGGTATATTTTACTATTTTTGTCTTGTAACTGATGTTGTATTTTTTTGCCCACGTTTCGATGTTGTGATGCAAAGATAGAGACGAATAACCTGCGGCCATTCCGCCTGCACCAGATGACAACAGGAATTCAATATACATCAGTATAGTTTTTTAGGCAATGCTTCTGCTTCGAGTTTTTTCTGCCAACGTCGACGAGCTTGGCTTTTTGCTTTTTTACGAGCAGCAGTGGGTTTTTCGTAAAACTCTCGTTCACGTAGTTCTTGAAGCAGACCGCTGTCTTGGACTTTCTTTTTAAACTTGCGCAGAGCTTTGTCAACTTGGTCGTTGACTACAAAAACTCTGTTGCCAGGCGCTATTGGTCTGTTTTTATCTTTGATCATTTAATATATTCCGGTTCCTGTTGGTTTGTAATTACTTCGCTATTGATGCGTATTTTACTTATACCTTGACGCTTTAGTGTATGTAAAGAATACATGGTTTTCATCAACACTTGGTCAATGATGCTTTTGAGTCCACGAGCGCCAATATCTCGCTCTACTGCGGTTTGAGCTATTGCTAATATTGCTGTGTCTTCAAATTCTAATTCTATGTCATCCGTAGAAAAATACCATTTGGTTTGTTCTATTAGATTGTTTTTGGGTTCTACCAGTATCCGAGCCAGATCTTCTAGCGTCAGAGGATTGATTTTAACTGTGACAGGAAATCTTCCAACAAACTCTGGTATCATTCCAAATTTTATAAAATCTTCTGGCAAGGTAGTTTTTGTTTTATGGTCAGCTGATCTAGCTTGTGTTGTGAAACCCATACCAGAATAATTTTGTCTTTCGTCGAGAATTTTTTCCAGCCCTTCAAAACTGCCACCAGCAATGAACAAGATGTTGCTGGTATCAATTTCTACTGTGTCCAGTGCAGGATGCTTCTTGGTAGTGTTTACACTAACAGTGCATTTTGTGCCTTCTACTAATTTGAGCAGGGCTTGTTGTACACCTTCGCCGCCAACATCTCGATGCAGGCTTGCGCTCTCGCTCTTGCGACCAATCTTGTCTATTTCATCAATAAAGATAATTCCTTGTTGGCATTTTTCAACATCATTATCGGCAGCACTTAACAGTCTTGAAATTACACTTTCAACATCATCACCGACATAGCCTGCTTGTGTGAGGGTGGTAGCATCTGCAATCACAAATGGCACATTAAGATATCGTGCTACAGTTTTTGCCAGCAGTGTTTTACCAGATCCTGTTGTGCCGTGAAATAACAAATTACTTTTTTCTATTTCAATACTGGGTTGAAAGAACACTCGCTTGTAATGATTTACCACTGCAACAGATAGTGCAGTCTTTGCGTCCTCTTGGCCAATCACATATTCATCAAGGTACTTTTTTATTTTAACAGGGTCAAGAGATTTGGCTATTTTTTTATCTGACTGTAGATTCTTAATACGTTCTTTGCTTAAGATGTCTCCGCAGAACTCAATGCATTCATTACAGATGCCTGCATCGTTGGCCACAATCAGCTTGTCTACTTCGTTGCGATTTTTGCCGCAGAAGTTACACAGCACGTGAGTGATATTGTCTGTCATTGATTTTTAAAGTATTCGATTAGGTCTGCTATTTGTCTGGTGTTGCCTAGATAACGATGCGGGCCATAGTACCAGGTTCTTGAATCTTTGATCAGTTTGTTTTTTGTTGGTGTACAAGCACTGTCTTGAGTATTGATAATAATCACATGAGCTAGACCAATCGCAGACTCTAGCCATTCAGGCTCCATCATGACATCTGTGTACACATAGATGTTATAGGTTTTTGCAGTGTTTTGCAACCATAGAGACAGTGTATCAACATCGTTCCAGTCTGGGTCAATAATCAGTATCTGCGTGGTCTCATCGTTGATGAAATCGGGTGGTGTGATTATGTTACTATGCATCTGGCGGGCTTTTTAGATAATCAGCCACCTGTTGTCTTTCGGTGTCATTGAGATCGTCTGGATCATATTCTCCACGTTGTAGTTTTTCAACTAACAATTTTATATATGCCTGATCATAGGCATAACGATCGGTTTGTGCTTTGTCAGTTTCGATCCACTTCACACCATTCCATTTGTACAAACGGCTTGGCAGGTAGTCTACTCTCAGAAACATATCGCCCTTTTTCTGATTCTTGGGAAACTCAGTACCAAAACTTGCCTGTGTGTCTGGTACTGGATCACTGTCGGGACGAACTGCCATTTCCGGAAATAGTGTATTAAAGGCCTGCAGGTTATAGGACTTGTCCTGATATCTAACTGTGTTGTCGCGAGTTATCACTGGAGGCGAAAGCTCTTGTTCGAGAGGGCCATCTACTGTGGCTTGAACGGTGTTTAGCGCATTCAGCTCTTGAATTTTATCATGCGCAAGTTGTATTGCTTCACGCAGGTCTTGTTCAAGTTGCGTGATCCATTCTTGTTGTTGTGTGGCCTGTGTTTCAAGTTCAGTTACACGGCCACGTAGTATGTCTGTTTCTTCTTCACTTACAGTGAGCATGCTTTCGCTGGCATATAGTCCGGTCACGGTCTGCTCTAGTTCTTCAGCAATTGATGCTCTTGCGGCATGAGCTTGATCAAGTTCTCGCTGTACACTGTCACGTTCGGCTGTAATACCAATCAATGCCTCTATCAAATCGTCTCGTTCTTTTTCTACTGCTTTGATTTCCTGCGCCTGTGCCGCAATGGTATCAAGGTCAGGATCTTCTGATTCAATTTCTGCTAACTTGGCATTTGCCTCTTCTACTGTGCGAGCATCTTGATCTGCATCTAGTCCACGTGCAATCAGCTGGCCACGCATGAAGAATTCTTCAAGTTCTTTTTGTTCCTGTGCTCTGCGCTGTTCTTCTAGTGCGCCCAGTATGTTGTCAAACACATCACATTCTTTGTTAGGACAGCATGGTCCAACGCCAGGAGCATCAATGATCTGCGTGTTGCATTTGGGACAGTGTGCAGGTTCTTCCACGACAGGCTCAGTAGGGGTGGCCTCAGCAGTGACTTTCTCAACTGTGGGTTCAGCGTCCTCTACCGCAGGAGTGACCACTGCTGGCTTTTCTTCTACAGGCCGATCTTCTTCATCATGTATCCAACCGCCTTTGCCTTGACGAGCCCATTCCAGTTGCTTGTTGGCGGCAAGAATAAGAGTGAGTGCCAGTGGGTCAAACACCACAACAATCAGGATGATCACCCAACGCACAGCGGCTTCCAGCATGTTCTGGCTGGCCGCATCTCCGTAGATTAGTGCCGCAATGTATTTGATTGGTCCTACTTCAGCTTCAATCTTGCGGAACTCTGCCCGTAGTGGTGCGGCCTCCGCACTAATGGCAGTGATAGTTTTCTGTTCGGCCTGGATCTCAGACTGAAGTCTGACACGTTCTTTTTGCTGTGAGCGACGGATTTGTACAGCCTTATCCGCACCTTTTTCATCCGTGCTTCGACCCATAACCTGGTCCACTGCCTCATCCAGTTGTTTAAGCGCCCGACGGTTCGCATCAATATTGTCCTTGGAGATTTTGATTTTTTCGTCGAAGATGGCAACCCGGGCCATGGCGTCACCTGACACTAGACTTTGGTCACCGTGGGCCTTTGCAAGGAAGCCATAGATGCCCATGCTGGTCAGTAGCATGAGGAATATGATAGCAGGAATGAGATATAGTTTGAATGCAATACCGACCCGACGCCAGTTGTTGTGAAGCCAAACTGTGGCAACAATTTTACCAGCTTCCAGCGCACCACCCATGATCATCACAGGCACAACAGCAGCCGCAAAGATAGCAGTGAGACCCACAACTGAGTACCAGGCGGCAATTGCCGAAATCATCACAGAGATGAGTAGGATGAAGTAGCCAAATATCATAGTTTGTATTTACCTAGAAGTTTACTGTCTAAGTTTACTAGACTATTTGGAAAAATGCAAGAAGTTTGGTTGTCTAAGGTGTTGAGTTACGTTTGGCCAAAAACATATGGCTTATTCGCACAGCACTCCAAGTGCTGGTAGCAGTGCTACCAGTATTGGCATGTTAGAATCCTATTCCGCCTAGCTCAGCAATGCTAATATTGCCAGCTGTGCTGACCTGTATGAATGATATCTTGCTACTTGCATTTACCGCAAAAAATTCTGTAGCACCTGCTGTCATCAGTGTGGCATTGGCTGTGTATGCAACATTAGCTAATGCTATCCAGGTATCTGCGGTTACCGCTAATCGTGCAATTGAAGCCGTGGCCGAAAGTGTTACATTTGCACTGTTTCCACTGGTCACGCTGTTGTATGTTTTAGCAGGTACTGTTACATGCGCACCTTTTCTAGTTGTGATTGTTGACATAATTTGTCCTTTTATACTTATAGGGTATTTACCTGCTTAGCCAATAACATGTTGCCTGTTGTTTTGTAGTGTGCTGGTAGGAATCGCTGGCTCCGCAGGTGGAGGCAGTTCTTCCACCTCTGGTTCCGGAACTACTTCTACCACTGGTTCGGGCTCTGGTTCTGGCACTTTAGGTGCCCATAGATCTGCGGGCATTTCGTGTATTGTAGGTGGCACCCAGTTTTCCGGCTTGGTCCAGATCCAGGATCCAGGATCAGTGTGTTTTCCAATACCATCAGTGATTGTGAGCAGTACCCAGTCTTGGCCAAATGCTTCTCTGACCGCACGTTCCACGCCAGGATAATGCTTGTCGCAATCGTCGCCGCACAGGAACCCGCCTGGTTTTAGTTTTGGTGCCCAGGCCATGATGCTGTTGATCACGCTTTCGTACAAGTGATCGTCATCAATAGTTACCATGTCTAGGCTGTTGTCTTCAAACTGTGCGGCAGCATCAACACTGTTGGATCTAATGATATTCATGTGCTCTGCTACCGGTGCAAGATTTCGCTTGAAATCATCAAACACTTTATCGTCACGGATTTCTCGTGCCACCTGACCATTTTGATAATAGCTTTCTAAACAGCCCTTCCAGTGATCCACTGCATGCAGTCGAAAAACTTTACCATGCTGGATCAGGGTAACTGCCAAGAATGCAGTACTGCGACCTTTCCAGCAGCCTACTTCGACAACCACACAGTGTGATGGTAGTTTTGGTACTAGGTGGGTATAGAGTGGTATTAGATAGTGACTCCATCCATCTATGTGACTGTAAAAATGTTCCATTGGTTTAATCTGTGGTGATTGTTTTCCACACTGTGCCATTGTAGAATTTCAGCGTGTGGCTGGCACTGTCGTAGTACACGGTGCCTTCGTCTGGGCCACTTGGAGCAGTGCCGGGTATCAGCTTCATGAATGTGCCAATGCTGGTGGATCCAGTCGTAACCAGGTTGCCGCCAGCATTGACATTTCCACGTATGCCGACACCACCCCATACTTGCACCACGCCGGTAGAAGTTGACGTACTTGCGGTGTTTGCAAACACCCCCAAGAATTCGTTAACGATCATTCCGCTCGTGTTTGGATAAGCATTTGCATTAATTGTCATATTTTTCTGTTGTTTATAACGTATTTACCACCTGCATTTTGTGCAAAAATGTTGCAAAAAAGCAACATTTTACCAGGTTAAAAAACTGTTGCTAAAGTACTACTTTTTAGCCCTGCAAAATCAACAGGTTAGCGGGCACTAACCTAGCAAAATAGCCCTGAAAACGGTTGACCAAAAAGCCCATTTCGGCTATAATAATAACATGAACTTAGAAAAGCCCACCCGCAAAAGACGCCAAGATACTAACCATGCTGTGTACTGTATCACCAATACAGTGACAGGTGAGCAGTACATTGGTATTACCGTGTGTGCTGGTAACGTTCGCCGGGCGCTCAAAGTGCGCATCCAAAAACACGTTCGTCGTGCGGTAACAGAAAACAAAGATTGGAACTTGTGCAAGAGCATTCGTGAACACGGTACACTTGCACACACATACGGTCTTGTTGAAATTGTGCGTGGACGCAAGCCTGCTCATGCACGTGAGCGTGAACTGATCCGTACTTACAACCCTGCACTGAACTCACACTAAGGAGACATCATGTTTGCAATAGACACAAAAAAGATAGCCGAAAAGTTCACACGCCATGGCGGTGCATTTGATCGTGGCAGTGCAGACAGCTACTACCACCGCAGTCCTAGTCCGCATTTCTTTGCAGGCGACACCTATGCAAACTGGCCAATCGTGGCTGAGCTCGGTACCGCTGAATACGAAGCCTACATGGCAGGCTATGAATACAACGAAGCACACGGTGACAAAAAGGACTGGGGTTAATATGGCTTATACCGTTTTCAAACACAACCAAGAGTATGGCCCTCGCAAAGGGCTAGAAGGTCCGTTCCATTATGCCAACGGACGAGTGCTCTACTACGATGCTCGGGCAGGTGAGTACTGGGATCCACGCACCGACTTCTATGTCGAGCGCGAGGAAGTTGACATGCTACATTGCATGACCGTTGAACTACTGAAAGCCTAACATGAAAGCATTCCTTGAAGTCACCGAGTGGCCGGACAAGTCTGTTGCAAACTGCAATCATGTGTACTGGATGGATGACAGCAAAGACAAGATGTTTGCCTATGCAAAGTTTGGCAACCCTGCAGAAACTCAAACATTCAAAAACCCAATTCGCATTGACACCCGTGGTCGCAAGTTTGAAGAAGTGCGCAATATCTACAAATGGACAGTGTCGGGTGCGGTTATTACTGCAAACCCAACCTGGACTGTTACAGGCACCAAGGGCGATAAGTATACAGTAGAGAAGGATGGCTCAGTGTACAACTGCACCTGCTCTGGTTTTAAGTTTCGCGGCGCATGCCGTCACATTGAGGAGATAGAAAATGGACATTGAAATTCACGGGTTGTCACCTAAACAAATGGCACTGGCAGATATCATGTGGGACCTACAGGAACGTGAAAGTGTAGAGGCATTCATTGCTACCCTGCCGCCTGCGCAACAACAGGATTGTTGTACTATAATTGAACTCATGCAGTTGGCGTTCGCAGACGAGATCGAAGATACCACAGAAGCAAAAGAATTACTTGCACAGTTCTAAACTGTAACAAAACAAAAAGCCCACTTTAAGTGGGCTTTTTTATGACCTAGTGTAGTGTGTCACTGCAATCGTCAGTTGCTACGGTATTGATATCCTTGATCCCTAGCAATTTTAATATCTTCTTGACCAATGGCGGAGGGTCAAGATAAAATTCATCCGGTGTAAACAGGTGTTTTAGTTCGCCGTCTGCACTGATAATAAAACCGTAGTCTTGACTATCCAGTTCCATTTCTTCTACTACCAGCTCTTCCTCTTCTAGTTCGACTTCTGTAACAATGTGGGAATTTTTGCTCATGTTCGACGGCCTCCAATCACCGTACAAGTATTTATTTGAATAACATGAGGCCCATTAAAGAGCACTGAACAATAAATCCAATACCAATAGTTAATGTGTTAAGACGATCACGGAGCATCACTGCTTTGATGAACAGCAGACCAAGTGCGCCCCAACAAAACATCACCATGTCTACAGGTG